AGCAGGAGGTTAAAGCCAAGCTGGCGGCGATCAGTTATTCGGGCTTAAACGCTCGTTTAAGCGATGGACTGGGCATACAGCGCGCTCTCTCGACTATGAAAGATCGGGGCGGTTTTCTTGCTAACCTTCGATATCAGGCGCTCCGCGCGTCCTACTCACTACAGGACATGATCGGGTCGGTTAAATCCTGGGTCGCAGCATTCGGATCAGGCGCGGTGAAGTATGTCGCCAGCATTAAGATGATGACAGTCGCATCGGGCAAGTGGGTTGCGGCGAACCTGCTCACCCTTGGTGGGTTGAAGCGCTTGGCGCTAACCATGTCTGGAAGTGTCCTAACCGGGCTGAAGGCCGCGACTGCGGGCATGAAAGCACTAACTATGGCGATGCTGGCGAACCCGCTGGGATTGATCATTGCTGGCATCGCTGCAGCTGCATTAGCTGTTTACAAAAACTGGGCCCCTATCTCCGGGTTTTTCAAAGGTCTTTGGCGCGGCATCGCCAAATCCTTCGAGCCCGCCATGCCTGCCTTTGAGGCGCTGAGCTCAGCCGTTACATCGACTTTTGAGACCATCTCCTCTGTCGTGAAGCCGGTTCTCGGCTTGGTTGGCGACCTATTCACCCAGGTAGAAGACACAGGTGGCGCTGCGGAAGCGGCAGGTGAACGCTGGGGCATGGCCATCGGCTCGGCGCTGCAATCCTTCACCGACACTGTTGCGGGCGTGATTGCGTGGTTTGGGAGCTTGAATCCAGGTTCACTGTTCGAGGGCTGGTTCGATGGTTTTGATATTATCGGCACTGTCACGGGTCAGCTCAACAAGCTGGCGCTGCTTGATTTAACCGAGATCTTCACCGGCTGGTTTGCCGGGTTTGATCCAGCCAGCATTGGATCAAGCTGGGTTAGCGGCTTAGGTGTGGCCATCCTTGCCGCTGCGGCTGCTTTGGATCTATCTGGATTTGGGAGCCAGTTGTTTGCTCCGATAGGCAACCGGCTGCAAGAGGTCTCTGACCAGGTCATGCAGTTCGTCAGCGGGCTCAGTGGCATCGATCTGGGTGCCGTGTTCACCGGCTGGTTCGATGGGCTGAGCGCCATCGACATCGGTGCAATTGTCACCGGCTGGTTTACCGGGTTCGATCCGGCCAGCATTGGATCAAGCTGGGTTAGCGGTCTCGGGGTGGCGATCCTTACAGCGGCTTCAGCCCTCGATCTCTCCGGCATTGGTGATCGGCTGGCAGCATCCATCGGCCAAGGGTTCAGTAACGCCTGGCAGCGGGTGTTGGCCTATGTTCAAGAGACGATCAACGGGCTGATCGGCTGGATGCCGAGCTTTGTACGCGACGGCCTGGGGCTCGATACCGACGAAGGCGGTCAAATGGTTATGCCCGCCATGCCAGCAATGCCGTCCATGTTCGACCGCTCAGAGCCGACACAACCGCAGCAACCAGGGCAAGCGGTGGTTAAGGTCCAATTCGACAACATGCCCCAAAACGCCCGCGTAACCGAGGTTAAGTCCAGGGGTGAAGCTCTGGATATCGAGACGCATACAGGCTTCTCAATGGTGTCGCCATGAGCTGGCGCGATGGAGTCCGCAGCGCGTCATTCCGGGGCGTACCGTTCAAGTTCAAGTCTCACGACACCGATGGGCTGGCTCGGCGCACCGCCACCCATGAGTATCCGGGGCGTGATACGGCATTTAACGAGGATCTGGGCAAGCAGAATGCCGTCTTTGAGATTGAAGCCTATGTGGTCGGTGACGACTACCACGCCCAGCGAGATCGACTGGTTCAAGCCTGCGGCACCATGGGTCCGGGGACGCTCGTGCATCCGGTGTTCGGGACGCGCCGTGTTAGCTGTATTGGATGCCGGGTAAACGAGAGCTCGGCGGAAGGCCGAATGGCCCGTTTCCAGCTCAGCTTCTCTGAGTCCGGAAACAACCAGTTCCCCAATCAAACCGTTAATCACGAGGTTAAGTTGCAAGAGGCGGTCGAGGCCTCACAAGTCGCCGCTGCCGCTGATTTCGAGCGCTCCTTCTCCATTGATGGGGCACCCAGTTTCGTTAGCGAAGATGCTGTTGCTGGGATAACCGAAGCGGTTGAGACCGTATCCACCGTTCCTGGCCAGCTTGCCAATCCAGAGTTTGCGGAGATGGCTGAGGCTTTGAAGGCCAATGCATCGAAGCTGGTATCAGATCCAGCGGCGTTGGCCGATGGCATTGGGTCCCTGGTACATGCGGCGTCTGCCAATCTGCCATCCGTCACGGCACTAGATGGGGTGCTCGACTTTGATCTAGGGCCGATTACCTCACCGTTCGCAACGACCACCAGACAAACACAAGCGCTCAACCGATCATCCTTTGGCAACTTTGTTCGGCGCTCCGGCATCATTGGTCTCGCATCAAATGCGGGCTCGCTCTCGCTCAGCAATGTCGCTGAAGCTGTCGATTTGAGATCTAAGCTTGGCGACCTGATAGACGATCAGATCGATTTAGCCAGTGGCACCGACTTAGGCGAGTTCGCGGCCCCGTTCCGCGAGCTGAAGACCGCAGCAGTAAACGTCCTCAATGAGCGTGCGCCCCAGATCTCAAGCGTGATCAATGCTGCTGTGACCGAGACGCAGCCCGCATTGGTGCTAGCGCACCGCCTCTATGGCGATGCCTCCCGCGCTCCTGAGGTGGCCGCAAGAAATGGGCTTCAAAACGCAGGCTCTGTTGCTGGTGATTCGATCATGGAGGCCATCAACAGTGTCTGACGTTGAGCTCTATATCGGCCATAAGGTCTATGCTGGCTGGAAGTCCGTGCGGGTTTCCAGATCCATTGAGCGCATTGCAGGCTCGTTTACCCTGAATGTGTCTGACAAAACCCCCGGCGAAACCGCGATCCCCTCCATTCCAACCGGATCGGCTTGTCGTGTTTCTGTCGATGGGGAGACGGTAATAAGTGGATTTGTGGACCGTGTAAGCCCGACCCACAATGCTGAGGAGCACGAGCTGGCCTTGAGTGGCCGGGATGTGACCGGAGACCTGGTCGATTGCTCAGCGGTTCATGTACCGGGTGAATGGCACGACCAAAAGCTCGAAGCTATTGTCAAAGCGCTTATTGAGCCCTTTGGGATCAGCCTTCATGTCGGTACCGACACTGGCGCCGCGTTTAGGCGGTTCCGGATCGAGGAAGGCGAGACCGTTTTTGAGGCCATAGATCGGGGCTGTCGCCAGCGGGCTGTTCTGCCCATGAGTAACGGTGTTGGTGGGTTGGTGCTCGGTCGGGCCGGTCAGTCTAGAATGGACGCGGTTCTTCAGTTCGGCGTGAATGTCTTGAGCGCCAGCGCCGACCTCACTCATATCGACCGCTTTTCAGAGTACACCGTGAAGGGCCAACAACCCTGGGCAAAATACCTGAAGCCTGAAGACCAAGCACAGTTAGTTGGCAAGGCGGTTGACCCAAATGTTCGCCGCTACCGACCCCTCACACTGATCGCCGAAGAGGCAACTGATAAAGATGCCTCTGTCGACCGGGCAAAGTGGGAAGCTAATGTCCGCAGTGCCAGAGCTCAGCGCTACACAGTCAAAACTCAAGGGTGGCGATGCACCGAGAAAGGCGATCTCTGGAAGCCCAACCGCATAGTAGCTGTCCGTGATCCATGGCTGGGCGTGGATGCGGATTTGCTGATCACGGACGTGGCTTTCCTGAAGGGTGATGGCGGTAGCACCACCGCGCTGCGGCTTTGCCCGACCGGGGCGTTTGAACTGCGTGAAGAAGCTGAGGGGGACAACAAATGGATCTTGTAGGCTTAAAGCGGTTTCTGGCTCCTCTCCAACGTCGCGTGATGCTCATGGTGGGCCGCTGCGTCCTGACCGTCATCAAAGATGCTGATACCCATCAATTGCTCCAGGTCGTGGGATTGGGCGATGAGGTGCTGGATAATGTGGAGCGCATCCAGGAATACGGCTTTACGTCGGTGCCGTTTGCGCAAGCTGAGGGCATCTTACTGGCGCTAGGTGGGAACCGGGGACATAGCGTCGTCATCGGCTGCGAAGACCGTCGATATCGCCTCGTTGGCCTTAAGGGTGGTGAGGTGGCCATCTATGACGATCAAGGCCAGAAGGTTCACCTTAAACGCTCTGCCATCGAGCTCAATTCACCCCATCGCGTTGATGTGATTGCCCCAGACGTCGAAGTCACAGCAGACACAGTCGTGGTCGATGCGCCGTCTATTGATTTAGGCGGCGAAGGTGGTCCGCCTGTGGCTCGGATCGGGGACATGGTTCAAGTCGGCGCTGGGAGTTCTGCGGGCACTTGGCCGATCATTTCCGGTTCCAGCATCACGAGGAGCAACTGATGGACATCATGCTCAACTTTGATGGTGACCTGCTGACTGGCGATCTGGAGCTTTCCGGATATGACTTGGCAACCGACGAAGGCTTGAAAACCGCCGTTGTCATCAGCCTTTTCACTGACCGGCGCGCAGAACCGGATGATCCTCTGCCATATGAAGG